GGTCCTTTTTCACCAACAATACTTGCTCTGCCTACTGGAGGGACACCGCCATTAGCAAATCCAAGGAAACTACCAATACCACTAAAGAAACCACCAAAGTCTAGTCCGCCCATTGGAGCACCTACAGTTGGTGTGCCAAAGAGACTGCCTAGTATTCCACCTAGTCCACCACCAGCACTGCCACCTGTTAAGCCAGCAACTAGTGGATCAGTTAGATTCTTTTGGATAATTGCTTGTAGAATATCTTCCAGTATCTGATTAAAGAAGTCTTTGAAACTGTTAAGGCTAAGTTTACCTTTTGCTAGTCCTTGTGCTAAACTACGGCTAAGTCCATCTGCCGCTTTCTTAAATGATTCATTAATTGTTTCAGCAATACTCTTGCTCTTCTCACCAACTTCATTAAGTGTATCCAAGCGTTTTTGTAATGCTTCCTGTAACACTGTTTCATCAATGCCACTTTGTTTTGCTAATTCACTTACCTTTTTCAAATTTTTAGTTAGGTTGTCAATTTGCTTGTTTTTCTCTTTGATACTGTCAATAATTTTTTCAGTTTCTGTCTTCTCTTTTGTAGTTGTGCCTGTAAGTGACTTCATTGCTTCAGCATATACATCTAGGCTAATCTTACCTTCATCTAGTTGTTTCTTAAGATCCTGTTTTGCCATTGCCGCAAAGCCAATCTCTCTAGCACTGGCACTGGCACTGTCAACAACATTTTTAAGGTATTGTTGATACAAGTCAATGCTTGGATCCTGGAATTCTTTGTTAAGCAAACTCATTGCTTCTCTGTATTGTGTAAGACTTAGTTTACCAGCATTGTATTCTGCTGTTAATTCTTTATATGCTTGATTCTGCCACTGTGCTGTTTGGACATTCTCATCAATAGTTGCTCTCAACTCTTTGAGGAAGTCTGCGTATGTTTTAGTTACCTTGGTTAGTGGATCCTGTGACTCTGTGGTTTTCTTAATCTCTTCATTAAACTGTCCTAGTCCACGAGCCGCTCTAAGTGCCGCATCATCATATAGATCATATAATCCTGCCGCCGCGTTAACCTCGTAATTGTGTTGTCTGTATTCTTTAACTGTGGTAGCAATACTGGTGCCAATACCTTTAATAGTTTCGCTAACACCTGCTTTAACACCATTCCAGGCCTCAATAGTCTTAGTTGCCGCATCTTGAGCAAACCCAGTAACATTTATATATAAGCCATTTAGTCGGTCACCAGCCGCCGCAACATAGTCTGTGCCAAATGCGTCACCAGCAATCTTACCATAATCAGGAGCGGCATCAGCAACTTTCTTTAATTCTGCGTCAATAACACCACCCATATTGCTAAAGGCATTCTGCGTAGCCGTTGCCATTGCTCCTTCAAAATCACCACTTAATGCTTGTTTAATTGCTGATCCAATATTACTGAATGTGCCAGCAATACCTGCCGCAAATTCCAACACGGTTGCTTTAACAGCGTTAAATGATGCTAGGAATAAGTCTGGAATACCAAATATTGTGTCTTTAACAGCACCATATATGAATACAAATGAGCCAATAACTTTGTTAGCAAGTGTTTTAGCATAGTCTGTTACTGTGCTTAATATAACTGCCCAAATACTACTAATTGGTGCCATTGCTGTTTTAAAGTTTTCTTTGATTAGGGTCCATACTTCACTTAAATAGTTGCCAATTTGTGTAGTCTTTTCACCAAAGTAATTGACTACATCTGTCCATATACCTTTAATGTATTCTGTTGTCTTCCACCATAATGCGGCAACAACTTCTCCAACATTAGTGTTAACATCAGCAATTTGAATAGCGGTGTCTTCAAAATACTTAAACAAGCCGTATACTGTAGCACCAATTGCCGCAATAGCCGCTACCCAAGGATTTAACAATAGTGGGCCTACTTTAGCAAGAGCAATTCCTGCGGCTGTAACCAATCCCAGGCGGGTTGCTAGACCGCTTAACAATCCAAATAGTGATTTGAATGGACTTGCCAATATAGCACCAAATGTCACTAGGCTTTTACCAGTTTTATTAACTGCTGTGCCAAACGCTAACATACGAGTTTGTGCTACACTTAGTTGGACATTATTCTTGCCCAATGCTACTGTAGTTGCTGTCAGTGAAACTAGGAATCTACCCAGTTGTTTTGTTACGTTACCAAAATACTGGAATAATTTAACAGCCAATACTGCTTGTGCGGCTGTGCTTACTAATTCAATGTTTTGAGCAATAAGTTTAATAGCACCCACACTGCTGGTAATTGCTTGCCCAAGTCCATCACCCAGTGCGTCAATTAATTCGTCATTTGCTTCAATAAACTTAGTTGCGTCTGCGATTGCGCCTGTAAGTTGTGGTCTAAATTTATCACCCAATCTAGCGGCCGCATTAGTAACAGCAATACCAAAGTTTGACATCGCTGTGGACAAGTTGTCCATTTTCTTTTGTGTTGCGCCACCAAAGTTTTGATTAATACCACGCAATAATGCTTCAGTAATGCTTTTAGCACCTTCAGCAGTTTTACCATACTCACTAACTTCGTTTCGTGTAATACCCAATTGGTCTTCCAGCATCTTGAATACTGGGACACCTCTGTCAGCAAGTCTGTTTAATTCTTCAAGTCCAAGTCCACCACTGGTTGTGCGACTAAACAAATCAGTAACGGCATTAAGTGTGCCTATTTGATCAGTAGTAACAGCAGCAACATCAGTAAAACTTGTGAGTAGTTTTTGTGTTGGCTCAATACCAGCACCTTTTAGTTTAATAAAGGTCTGTGTTAGGTCTTCGACACCAAACTGTGTTTGTGTAGCAAACTTTTGGATAAACTTAAATGCTTCACCACCATCTTTAGCACTGCCTGTAACAGTGTCAAGTGTGTCTCTGAAATCCTCAAATTTTGCTGTGGTTTGGACAATGTTTCTTACAACACCACCCGTAAGGAAGCCGGCGAAGGCCGCACCAGCAAGTTTAAGTGTTTTGTTTACACCTTGTGCTTGCTTGTTTAAGCCTTCGACGCTCTTTTCTATTTTTCTCAGTGGACCACTAGATTGGTCTACTGCTTTAACAATTAATTCATATGTCGATGCCATACTAGCGTCTCCTAGGTTGTTTGTTGGCTCGCTTATTTTGCTCATTTAAGTAAGCAAAATATTCTGCCCAACCACGCACTTCTACGCTACTCATTGACATAACTTCTTCAACAGTCTTGCCCAATTCTGTTGCTAACCTAAAAAGGAATAGCACATCGGGCATGTTTTTTAGTTTCCCAGGCTGTCTTCCAACTCCTGAGTCGCTTCATTAAATGAAGTTACAACTCTTAGAATTACCTGTGGATCAACTGCTCTCATAAGTTTTAGTTTATCACCCATATCAAATAATTGGTTGCCATCTTTGTCTCTGGCTCGCATAATAAGTGTAACAACTAATGCCTCTGTTGTTTTACCCTGCTGTGTCAACTCAATTACTTTTGTTTCTTCAGCAAGTGTAGTGCTTGGTTTAAAATATACGTCTGTATCCCACTCTGGGACACTGATTGGACCTTTAAGGCCCTGTGCTAACACTTCTTCGAAGTGCGCTGTTGCTTTGTCAATTAATTTACTCATAATCTTGTCCGCCTCATTGCTAATCGCGAAATTACAGGCTCAAGTATGCCTCTCGGCGCTTGCCTACTATAACCTCTATCTAATAAACCAATATATGGGACTTTGTTTTCAATCACCGTCTGGTCTCTCCCTAAGTTATAACTCCCCACTTTTCGCCACCCTCTGGCGGCTCTTCCAGTGCGGATGGGGGTTGCCTGTTTCGCATTTGTATTTATGTCTGTTAAAAGAGTGTCAACGGCACGCTCAATGCTTCTGTCGAGATCTTTTAAGATTACTCTTGGATTACTTGAGCGCACCATCGACTATTCACTCATTAAGCCGCGTATGTCATATCGCCAGTGCCTTCAAAGGCAATGGAATATTCAACTGCGCCGTCAAAACTAGCACTTCTTGAAATGCTTGTAACGATAGCACTGCCGCTGTAGTAACTTGAGCCAGTCCCTGCTGGGTATAACTCAAAGTCAATTGTATCACCAGCCTTAACGTCTGGAGTTGTGCCTACTACGTCGCCTGGGCTACTAGTTGTATCAGCATCATGACCCAAGTTAGTGTCATTAGCCTCCCAATAGCCGTCAA